ACACCCCTGACCATTTGTGCCTGTTGATACCATAGAAAGATTAAACCTTGCTGCATTTATATTTAGTACATCGAAAGGACTGGCGGAATCATTAGAATTTGACGCACCTCCTGCTAAATAACCTTTAACAAAATCAGCAGATGAAACGCTCATTGTTGGAGAAGTTCTCATAATTTTTCTAAAGCCTAAATGTGCTAAAACTTGATTTGCTGAAAACCATAAACCTGCGCCAAGAGTAGTTTCAACGTCCCATTTCTGAAAGTACCTTTCACATCTCTCTCGTTCATCATCAAAAGTTCGATGCTCAAAGTCCGTGGCGGTGTCGCCTACTTCTAGCTGAACGCCTGTCAGATAAAAGTCATTTGATGTGCTATCAGCTACATTTACCTGCCCAACTGCACGATTAGCATTAGTAGAACTCCAAGTGTTTGCACTATATGACCCTCCTGTAAAAGTTGTGCCAGCTAACAACCACCAATTTATTACCAATCCAGCAGTGTTATCATTTGCTATTGCTGTTGTTTGGTAACCATCAAATGTAATTTTTACGTTTTGCCAAGTGTTTGCGGAGGCAATTGTGTACTGATGAATGTTAAATACTCCTCCAGCACTACTTTTTACTTCAAGATTATGTATTCCTGTTTTTGGTGACTTGACCCAAAAAGATAAAGTGCATTGTTTAGCTGACGAACTTCCATATAATAGTTGCTGTAAGTTTTGTCCTTCTATCTCTTGTCGAAGTTGATAAAACTCACCAGCAGCTAAACTGGTATCTGCTGTACTACAGTCTAATTTTAAAGACTTAGAAAAACCTTGGCCAGAAGGAACATCTGTACTTTGTGTTGTATCAAATCTGGCAGCAGAATTAGACGCTAATTTAAATCTATCGCAAGCTCCATAACCTGTTTGAAGGCCAGCAACACTTCCACGTTGAGCAACTTGCATCTCTCCATTAATTACTAGGTTCCTGTTACTCAGCGCACCACTACTAGCACCAACAGTATCGAGCCTAGTAGTTACACTGGCTAAGTCTGCTATGTCTCTTGCTAAACTCATATTACTCTCCTAGTAGAGTTGCCAAGTCCAATGCCTTTAGAGCGTCAGCGTCTGCTGCGTTAGCTATCTTAGCATCTGCTGTGATGTCTCTCAGTGTCTTCTTCTTAGCAGCTATGTCTGCTGCACCAGAGCCAGCTTCCAACGCTTTCATGTAGTCAACGTCTAAAGCTTCTAGTCTAGGCGCACGTTCTGCCCTTAGATTATCTTTGTGAATATCTCTAGCCTTAGACATATCCACCTCAACAGCGTCACCGTTGAATTGCCAAGCACCTCTGAACGTTCTGTCAGAAGGTACTGTTAGAGAAGATGCCTCACGAACATCTCCGTTTATATTGATGTAAGTTGTCATTGCATAATTCTCCATGCGTTTCTAAATGACCGATCACTAGGGATCATTTCAACAGGCACAATCTTTAGGATCGTTCTGTTACCTTTATAGTCTCGCCATACTGACGGATCTATATCCTTTTGAACTAAGTATTCTATTGCTTCTTCTTCTGTCATAGCACCGATAGGTTCAGCGTATGGATGCTCTTTAGGCTGTCCATCAGGCACATCTCTGTCACGCTGGTAAGTCTCTATAGGTGGAAGTATGTCACCCTCTAAAGCAGCAGCCATGAAGTTAGGGTCTGGCACTAATACCTTTGCTGGTTCGTCAGGTGCGGCTGGGTCTTCGAACAACACACGATACTTAGACTGCACTGGGTCTAGCCTAGTCTTAGCTTCTGCTAGTCTATCCCATAGATGTCCGTGGGTCATGCTTGGTCCCCCCACATTCCTAAATAGGCTATCAAATCAATATCTGTTCGACCACCAGATGTGCTACTTACATACCACTGTTGTAGTTTAAGAAGAGATGTTGTTTTTGAATCTGATACTGACCCAGCAGTAGACTGGATAATATGATAACCACGAGTCATCCCAACCGCAGCATAATTAGCATTAGAAAAACTGGTTGTAAAATTTACAGTAAAAAGACCTGTTGCATCGTCTGAAACGGACGAAACATTAAATGAGTCATCTACAGTGTTGTTGTTTTGATAATAATTAACCCATACCTTTGCAGACCCATTCGTTAGATTTGTAGTCGCTACAGTTGTTGTGCCATCGTTGAGGTTGGATACTTCTAGTGTACTCATGCTAAGTCTCCAAAATAAATAACTTGATTGATGGCATCTTTAAGCCCCGTTCCTTCTTCTCTGTTTGGGGTACGGCATTTGCTACTTGTAGTATTAGCTATATTCCAACTTATATAGTCATTACTACTAGATGAAATACCAGCTTTTAAATAATTAACGTCTGAAAAAGCATTGGTAAAATTAGTATCTGGCGTACCAGCTTGAACGTCAGTGTAACTGCTTACGTTCTGTGAATAACCAGCCGCTGCCCCAGTAGTCTGATTAAAATAACCATATGCACCAGCAACTCCAGATGTATCACGACTAGCTGTTTGACCTGTGGCTTTTATGTTTGTGACCGTTATCGTACTCATGCTAGGTCTCCCATTATCATTACGCAAACATAATCAGGGTCAAAAGCACTTGTAAAAGTAGAAGCATTAACTGCGCTAGGGCTACATTGAAGAGCGCCTGTTGAAAATGTATCTGCATCTTTTGCAGCAAAAACCCTAGAAAAAGTATTAGGGGATGCCCCATCTTTTATAAATCCAGCAGGAGCGTAATTTACATTGCCCATGTTGTTAGTGAAATTATAGGTATAATCACAATTACCACCATCGGTTACAGAACTTGTATTAAAACTATCTCTAATGCTTGGGGCGTCAGCGTCAAAGTTACACCAAACTTTTGCAGCGTGTTGTTTAGTCAACGTAACAGGGCCAGTGCCAGCCGTATCACTTATCGTTGTAACTCTAATCTCAGACAATGGACAAGTTCCCTCCTGTTGTGACAGTGAGAGTAACACCTGATGCTACGGCTACTGGGCCAGATGCTAGTGCGTTCTCTGTTGCGTCAATGGTTACGTTTGTATTCAGCGTTTGCTCATGCACCCTAAAGATGTCACCAGCAGCAGCCGCTGGGCCGTTAGTGCCACGCTCACCTTTGTATCTGCCACCACCTACCGCAGTGCTTAAATCAACAGCAGTGAAGATAAGGACTTCAAGTAAATCGTTTAGTGTAGCACCTGTTGTTAGAACTACATCTGAACCATTGGTAGCTGTAAAGTCTGTACCGTCTATTAGCTTAACACCGTTGAGATATACATCGACAAAACCAGCAGTGTAGCCTGACGTATTGAACGTAGTCTGAGAAGCTGTAGCTGTGTAATTGTGTCTAGCTTGGGTACTCTGGGGTACAGGTATATTGCCTAAATATCCAGCCATTACTCTGCCTCCAATGCCGTTACTCTCGTTATGAGATCAGCTATCTGTGTTGCTTGGGTTGTGTTTTGAGTTTCTAGTGTTTCTACTTTAGTTTCTAATGCGTCATTTTTTGCTGACAGTTCTTGTATAGCATTAACTAAAACAGCAACCATGTTGCTATAACCAATTTCGCTTGGTATATCTTCTCCATTTTCGTCTTGCCAATATTCAACATATTCAGTCATTCCTATGTCATGAAAGTCTTCAGCAATAAAACCAGCCCTTTGTTTTTGATTTGGCTCATCATTATAAACAAAATACTTGGGTTGCATTTGTAAAACTTCAGCAAGACCTTTATCGTAATCAACAATATCATGCTTAAATCTTCTAGATGAAGATGTTACAAAAAATTGACCACCACCGCTTGATGACCAGTGTAGATTAGCTGTTCCACCAACAGCCATAGTCGGGACGAATAAATTACCATTTGAATTTATTTTCAAACGTGCCGTTGATGATGTTGTTAGAGCAAGCTGATCGTTTGAATGATTGTAATCAATACCGCCAGCAAATCGACCATTTCCACTTGTTGCATCTGCAAAATATAACGCACCATATGTGTCAGAGTTACTATAAACTGTATATACCCCTGCCTGACCTGATGCACCTGTGCCAATAGTTAAAGATGAATTGCCAACCATATTACCTGCGACAGTGTTTCCAATTCCTACCATACCATCGCTGTCGATACGCATACGTTCATTATCACCAGCAGTATAAAACTCTAACTGTTGACTAGATGTTGATGTACCTATTCTAGCTCTATCTGTATTAGTTTCGTAATCAAACCGAAGCATAGCATCGCCAGTGCCACCATTATTAATAATTAGAGTTCCGTCATTTGCACCAGAGCCACCAGTTCCACCAACTCTTGCACTTGTTGCTCCAGTTTGCGTGACATCTAAAGCATGACTTGGGTCATTAGTTAAAATACCTACTCGTTGCTGAGATGTAATCCTCATAGCCTCAGTTGGACTAGCACCATCAGAACCGTCGTTAGTGCGAAAGATTAAGTCACCCTTCTCATCGTCAGCCGTACCGTCATGGCTACCTTGAATTTCAGCTAGTGTACTTTCCTCACCGCCAGACTGTTGACCTTTGAAGATAACCTTACCTTCACGCCCACCATCAGTGTCTTCGTGCGTTGTGTTGACTATAGTAACTTCTGGCGTAGTGTCAGTAGCTGTTACGTCTTGGACGTTAGCAACCGTAGCACTAATAGTTCCAGCCCTTGCTCCTATGTATCCACCCATCTAGGTTATCTCCATATAAGACATCGTGACCGACAGCTTGTCAGCAACGCTACAGTCCACTTTTATAATATCGCCAACGTTCATGTTTATCTTTCCTTCGAGTGGGGAAAGTGTAGAACCGCTAGGAATGCTGACATCTTTAATTAAATGTGCAGTAGTGTTCTGCGTTTGCCCTGTTTGCGTTGTTGTGCTTACTAAAGTTACACTAGCTGTAACCTGAGAAGTGTGAACGTTAGCCAGTGTTAAACCAAGCATTACAACCGTACTACCTGTTTGTACTGTATAAATTGTTTCGGGCGTACCAGCAGTAGCTGGCGCAACATCCCTTGTAATAAGTTTAAATGTATTTGCCATGTTAGCCTCCTAAAGCTATCGCTAATGCAGTCGCTTCGTCTACCGTTGCTTTCTGCGAGATTGTTGCAATGTTAGCCACCACTGTATTTATGTTAGCTGTGTTGTTGGCAACTGTGGCTATGTTAGCAGCAACAGGAGCTAAGTCATTCATATCACTAACTATGTCAGCAGTGCCTAAAGTATTCATATCAGCAATAGCGTCAGTAGTCCCAAGCAAACCTATTTGTGTAGCCTTTGCCGCTACTGCACCTATGTCCGTAGCATCAGCCGCAACTGCATTTATATTCGTAGCGTTTCCAGCCACAGCAGTTACGTTACTAGCAACTCCAGCTACTGTACTTACATTACTTGCAATAGCAGCTACCGATTGTATTGCGTCAGTAGCATCAGTACCGTCCTCGATGTCGCCTAGCGTAGCAATGTCAGCAGTAACTTGAGCTAGAGTTTCAACGTCAGCAATTAATGGCCCATTCTCCATTGCTCCAGTACTTGCGTTAAAACCAAGGACTCGGCCTTTCCTTGTTGACAGGCTAGGAAGAGTTAAGGTTGGAGCATTCTCGCTGTCTGGAACTCGTATGCCCCTTTCAGATCTGTCTTTATTGTCTGATGCAATAGCTGTTAATGTATCTAATTGTGTGTTTAAGGCTGCTCGATTGATTGTTTGCCCTGCAAAGAAGTTAGCAGTTCTTTCAATGTCTATTCTTCGAGTAATAGTAACTTTATCATTTAGTGTAAGACCAGTTCCAAAGGTTGCAGTACCAGTTGAACCATCACCACCAGAAAGAGTGTAGTGAGTAGTAATTGTTTTTTGAACATCGTTTACATATACATCAACGTCACCATCATCAAAGAACTCAAATGGAATAGTAAATGCTGTTTGACTTGCTGTTGCAGTATAATGCACTCGCGCAGAATTAGCAGAAAGAGCTATAGACATATCAAATCCTTTTCTTCCTTATTGACTAAAAATTATAAAAAGTACAACGCACAAATAAACTAGTACAAATTACTGCGCCCACATTCTTGTAATTGCATTCATGTCGTCTTTCCAAAACCACATTCGAGCAAATGGTAAGTTGCGAGCAAAGTTCTTTGCACCTTCTCCATACTCACCACTTACAAACTGTGCAGCACCGCCAAGAAGATCTAAAGATATAGAGGCTCCAGCGCCAGCCATATTAGCAGTTGCATCCAATCCAATTATACCTGTACTTTCTTGTAGTTTCTGTTCTAAAAAACTAGGTTTTTGTGGAAACTTAGGAGCAATAAAACCATTTGTAATATTAGGTCCACCAAGAGCAAGTGATGTATGCAAGGTCTGATAAAACAAATCACTATACAAAGCAGTAATACCACTAGCATCCCATGATCGAGCAAATCTATCTTGTGCTGACATTTCATCCCAAGCAAACTCTGCACCAGATATTGAATATCTCATTTGCGTTGATAAATAGCCAAGACCAAGCATTGTTGTCATGCCTAACGCTCTATTCTTTAACTGACCATGAGCCATAGCACCAACCATTTTGTTTACATTAGCTAATGTGTAGCTATAAAACTGAAATGGCAAAGCTAGGAACCCATTTTCTATTCTTGAATAACCCTTAAACATCTTATCTTCTGTGTAACCAAAACGCTTTGCAATATGATGCGGAACAAATACAACACCATCGTTTATTATTGGTCTATCTGCTGGAGTTGCTGCAAGAATAGTATTTAATATTCCAGAGTTTAATGCAGATCTAAATGTATCAACAACATCTTCTGCATCTTTTTCTGCATTCCTCATTTTTTTGTCTGCTGCAAGCTCAATGCCAAACTTTTTTTCGTTCTTCATATAAGCAAACGCTAGATCATCAATTCTTTTTTCATAGTTAGGAAGTCTTTCACCTTCATTCATTTTAAATTTAGTATGGTGAAGTTCATGCAAAGTAACAAAACGAACATAATCATCAAATGATTTTAACTCACTAGCTTTTTCTATTTTTACTAAAGCGTGATAATATTGTGTTTCAGATATAACACCTTCAGCTAATGCTTGAACAAGATTTGCTTTTCTTTCTTCTTTTGCTACTTTTCCTTTTTGCTCAAAAGCATCATAGTATGATTTCATATTTCTGCGATTTAAATAAATTTGATGAGTGCCATCAGAAAGCTCTACAGCAATACCCATTATGCTATTTGACTTACCTAGATCTTTCCAAACCGCATCAACTTCTTTTTGATTAGTAACAATTCTATCTACGTCAAACTCATTTTTAAAACGATTAAGAAGTTCTCTTTCATTCATTTTAAATATTGGTTTATCAGAAATCTTATAAGTTTTTCTAACTTCAGCAGTTACTTTTTTAAGATCAAGCTTACCCCATTGTTCTGTATTAGCTAAATACAAACCATTATTTGTTCTTTCCCAAGAAGACTCAGAAATTTGTTTTGCTTTCTTTTCATCAATTCCATATCGAGCAAGCCACTGTTTATCAAAAGCAGTTGCTTTTTTTTCGGTAAGTTTTATTGACCTATCTATAATTGTATGCGCTCGAGCAATACCATCAAGCATTTTACTTAACTGTGTTAATGGGCCAAGACCATTTAATGTATAAAAAGCGTTTCTAGCTTTATTCCAAAACTCATTTGCATCAACATTATTAGCCATATCGTCAACTAATCGAGCAAACGCACTACCTTTTAAAATATCAATAGCTTCACCGCTAAGACGAACATCCTTTGAAGCCATCTTTAAAGTTTCTCTATCAAGCAAAGAAGAAATAGTTTTGATCATTGTTTGACCATCATGCTCCATAAGAACACGACCAAACTCAGGAACAGCAGCAATCCAACCAGAACCCATATAGTTAGTAGCAGCCGCTTCTTTCATAATGTAAGCAGTTCTTTGATTTAATGCAGATGGGTTTCTAAGAACAGCACCAGAAATACGATCATACATAAGATTAAAGTCTCTCATGTGTTTATTTATTTCTGTATCTGATAAGCCTCTTTTTATTGCATCCCTTCTAAGATGAAAGTTTACATCATCTAATTCCTGACCGTTAAATAGTTTTTTAAATTCTATTCTTGGAGCAACCCTAGCTGTATAAGTTTTCATTATAGCAATAGGATCTTGCATAATAAAATCCCAAACTAATTCATTTGGAATATCTAACTTGCGATGTCTAAAATGCTTAGATCTACCATATCCATAAGCAATACTTGAGTCACTAGTTGGATCTGAATCATTAAGAATATTATCAACAGTTTGTTTTGCTCTTTGCCTAATATCATCTGCATCAGGACTAAACTTTCTCTGCACCCACTTACCATTTTCAAAACGCCAAACAGTAGGATTGTTAGTGTACCATCTTGCAATAATACTTTCTAACTCATTGCGTCTATTTTTAACTACGGTAACATCCCAAAATCTAGGAAGAAAATTATCAGTAAAAGTTTGTTCCGTATCGCTAAAGTTTTTTAACTCTTGCTCTGCTATTTCTTTTCTATTTTTTAAACGACCTGTGTATTCTATTAGCTCCTGTCTTAATTTAGGATTGCTAGAAGCTCTAAGTATTTGGTCTTCAAGATCAGGAATAGTTCTATTAAAATAATTTATTGAATCTTGAATTGATTTTTTAGTTCCTATTAAACCAACGCTTTTTAGTTCGCCTTCTGCTTTTTTAAAAAAGCTATCAATAACACCAATAGCTTGTTTTTCAATATCACTTAGTTCTTCTTCTTTAAGAGTTCTTTTTCTATTAATACCTCGAAGCCAAGAGCCATAACTATCATCTCTTCGAGTAACGGATCTGTAAGCTGTAACAACATCAATATCTAAAACAGAAGTATCCATTAAACCCATATCATCTCTAAACAATTTAATAAGATCATCATGAGCCTTTACCCAAAGGCCATTCTTAGCAGCAGCCCTTTGATGCACAGATAACGGACTAGCAAAGCCAAGAGTTGTTGCAATATAATTAAGGCCAGAGTCACCGCCAAGTTTAACCATTGCCTGTTTCATAGCACCAGTAGCAGTTTCTGATTGAATAACTCTTTTAAATGGAGTGCTTACAAATTTATAAAAAGCACTGTCGGTAAACCTATTGTTAGCAATAGACCAAAGTTTTTCTGGAGTATATCCTTCAGCTACTAACTCTCTAATACCAGCTTCTCGTCTATGAGAAGATAATGAATTTTCTACTTCTCTAAACTCAGATTCTTTACCTGTTGTTTTACCAGCTTTCATTTCTATTTCTAGCTGGTCTCTTTTTTTAGTAAGCTGTCCTATTGTTGATTTTAAGGTTTCAATCTTAATATTTTCATGTGGCCTTACAGCATTAGAAAGATCTGACAAATCGTCAGCACTTAACTCAGAAGCGTGTTCAATCATTCGAACAGATCTAGCAAAGTCTGTTAAATCTTCTTGAGCTTTTCTTAGTGATTTAGCTCTAGCCGTAAGAGGAATAGATATTGCGCCACCAAACGCTGCGCCAAATAAAGTAGCCCCCACAATATTATACATACTTTCCGCTGCTGTTTGCACAGGATCATTAGGCTGTATAAGTGTAGCTTCTACGCCAGCTTGTATCATTCCAACGCCAGCACCAACTCTTAATGCACTTCTACCAATACCAACACTAGGGCCACCTAAAGGTAATGCTACTAAATTAAGAGGATCAAATAAACCAGCGCCAAGTAAAGCAGTGAAAGAAGAGTCAGCTAATACTTGCCTTCTTGATATTGATTCATCAATCCCTCTTTTAAGAAATGACATATGCTGAGAATTTGTTGCATGACGTAAATGCATAGCAAACAAACCGTGACTGCCCAAATCTTCAAAAGGATTATAGCCCTGTTCTCTTTCATTACCAAATTGATTATGCGCTCTAATAGATTCTATAATAGGATCATAAGTATAACCTAATGATGCTTTTAATGTTTGACCAAATGTAGGTTTAACAAACTCTCTTCTTGGGGAAAAACCACTAAAATCAACTGTAAGAGGATTAGTTACCATCTGTAGGATCTTTTACATTATTAATAAAACTAAGAGTTTCATTGATAGCTATACCTAGATTAGTAATTTCTGGGACATCTAAAGCATCAGTTTTTAAATCTGTAATTTCTTTTATTCTTCCTTTTATTTTATAGAGTACCTCAGCCATTTGAGCCTCACTAGTAAAAGATTTATTATTAAAGTAAAGCTTATCATCATCATCAAAGTCTTGAAGAAGATCAGGGTTGCTTTGCTCAAGTTTTGCAAAAACATCAACAATAGAATTACCAAACTTGTTAATTTGAATTTGTCTTTGTGGTGAACCAGCAGGAAATTTATCTGAGATTAAATCAATAGTTTCAGTTTTTTGAGCTTCTGATATAGCTTCTGTTGTTAAAGCTAACTCCTGTTTTCTAACTAATTCTAAAAATGGCTGCTCTCTTGTTCCAAGATAAATAGCTGTTGGAACTTTATTCCCCTCTCCATCTTGAACAAACATTTGATAAGCTTCATCATCTTTGTTTACAACACTATAAACCTGACCTTTAGTTTGCGTGTCTTTTCCAAGAGGTCTTAAATAAAACTCTTCATTCTTCCAGTCAATTTTATTAACAGTTTTAAACTCACCACCAAACATATCAAACCCTATACCTTCAGCTTCTGGCTCTCCAAACTCATTATACTCAATAGCATTAGCAGCAAGCTCATTTCGAATATAACTAACAAACAAATCTCTATTTCCTTGAGTAGTTAGATCAAGAGAGTGTAAAGTTTTTTCAGTAAGAACTTCTTTTACAAGATCATCTTTTTTTAATCTAGCATCAAAGAAATTTGTAAGAGCATTTTCAGCTTTAAAACTAATATTTTCTGGATCAATTTTACTTTGAGCATAATGAGATCTAATAACAGATGATGCCATTATAAGAAGGTCACGATCAACGCCAACTTCATTACTAAAATTTTCTAAAACATACTCTTCTATGCTATTTTTATTTAGCTTGCTTAATAGCTCTTTTTCAAATGCTGGCTCATTTGATATGGCAGATATTTGTTTCATTTTATTTGAAAGAGCAGCATCTGTTTCTTCAATACTCATTGCTGGTAATCTTCTGTATTCAGCTAAAAGAAGATCTAAAGTAGCAGCAGTATCTGGATCTAGTATTTTATCAAGACCAGCATTATTAAAAATCTGACCTTGTTTTAAATTAATCTTATTTTTTACTGCATCGTATATATTAAGAACACGACTAGGACTAAAGTTTCCAGTTACAAATCCACCTTGATTAGCTAAGCCATCAAAAACAGCAAGAACATCTGTGGGCAAAACACTAGATTGTCTAAGCATAACAAGAAGCTTTTGTTCTTCTTCACCATTAATATCAAAGTTTGAATTAATAATAAAATCTCTTAAATCATTAGCTCCTAACTTTACAGCTACATCACTAAAAATATCATTTGCTAAATCACGATTCTCTTTAGTATTATCATATGGACCACTTAGTATATCTACAAAAAACTTCTTTCTTGCGGCTACTTCTTTTTCATAAGTTAAAGCATCTGATGTTCTGCTAGCAAATGTAGATGCCTCAACCCTAGCAGCATTATCTCCAAGTAATATTCTAGCTTCATCTATAGCTTTCTTTTCACTATCAGTTAAAGTGTAAGCTTCTTTATAACTGTCTCTTTCAACACCATTTATTGCATAGTGATCAATAGAAGCTAACTGAACTTCTGAATTTATATTATTGTAAACACCAGAAAGTTTTGACTTACCAAATCTAAAATCAAAATTATCTTGCAATGAAGATCTCTGAGTAACATCTAGTTCTGTTTTTTTAATACTATTTTGTACTTTTATTCTTTCCTCTTCATTAGAAAAATCTAAAGTTTTAATTTGTTTACTAATATCAATTGAGTTTTGAAGTTCTCTTTTTGATTGAAAGAAGTTCTGTTCGTCTTTAAAAGAAGTTGCTTTGTCTGAAAGCTTTCCTAAAAATCCAAACTGAGGTAGCCCTTGATCAAGCCTTACAAACTGTTGAGCATATTGCGCTAACTTAGGATTGTTTCTTTCCAAAAGATCTAAAGCTTTTTCATTAGTTGGATCTGTTATATATGATTGCAATCTATTAAGATCATCTAAACTATTAGCATGATTAGATACTATTGCATTTCCTAAACTATCAGCAAAGTTTTCTGCTCTAACATTAAACCTATTTATTTGAGCATCAAAAAGCTCAGCATTAAAACCCTCATTAAGCTCATTTATTGCAGTATTGTTTGTTGCTTCATTATCTTGAAATAATTTTCCTATAGCTTCAGAAACACTTGCAGAACTACCATTTGCCCCATCTCTTGATTTTTGAACTATTTCTGAATTATTTAATTGTTGTTGCTGTAAATAAAGTGTTTGTAATGTACCTTCAAACACCTCTCTATTATCAGCAGCTTTTATTAAAGGTAATGCAAACTCTTTTATAGTTGCGGAAATGGTAGCATCATCACTAGCGTTTTCTAATAGCTGCCTTACATTCTCAAACTTTTCACCAGATATGTATGATGGATTATTAGTTGTTATAGCAACATTAAGGAATTGAAGATCCTTTCTAGTTAAATCTGTATATTTAAAAAAGAACTCTAATGTACCTTTTGCTTTAGCTTGCTCTCTCTCAATGCTTCTACCTAATCGCTCACCGTCTAATATAAATCCAGCAGCTACATCAATATCATTTTTTGTTTGAATTTCTTCTTCAATTTTTGTTGCAAGGTCTACATCGCCAACTCCAAGAGCATTTTGAATACCTAAAGCGGCTTGTTGGTTTTGAAATAAATTATGAATAGACATATCTTTATCATGCCTATTCTGAGCTTCAGCAACTAATCTACGATAACCGTCACTAGCAAGTGATTTTCCACGCTGATCAATAAACCTTTTGAATACAGAACTGCCTTCAACATTTATCATTTCAGCAGTGTAATCACTTAATGCTTTTTTATAACCTTCTGGACTTCTTCTAAATTTATTTGCAAATTCTTTAGCTTTATCAGTAAGCTCTAATTCTATTTCGGTTTCAAACCTATTAAGAAGTGCTTGCTCTCTTGCCTTTGATGCAATTCGCCCAAGACTTCTAGGTGCTTCAAAAACAGTAGGAAGGCCATCTTCTCCAAGAGTTGTTATTTCAGATGAAGAGTATTGCTCAACAGATTTAATTCCTCTTTCTCTAGCATCTTCAGCAGCACGTTTATAAAACTGTGCGTTTAAAGCATTAGCCCCTTCAGCAACAGCCTCACCCATTATAACACCAGCCCTCGATGATCGAGCAACGCCAATAGGCCCAACTTTAAATTGTCTTGTTTCTTTTTTAACAGCCATTGTTTTACCTACATAGTCTCTTGAAATTCCATCATACCACCCATCAATGTAGTAAATGCCTTAACTTGTGCAGCTTTTTCTCTAGCTCGACCTTCAACTCTTATTGTTGTAGCTTGCTGTTGAAGCTTAGCTTGCTCAAACATACCCATAAGATCTGATCTAGAAGTATCTTGTAATGCTATTTCTCTTTGCCTACTTAAAAACGCTTTAACAGAAGCATCATCTCTACCTCTAAAAGCAGAGATGTTTGCAGAAAGATTATTGCGATATAACTCTAATCTATCATTGTGTCTTTGTAATGCTGAAACCTTACTGCGTTTTTTTTCAGTTTCAGTAGCAAAGGCATCTAGTTCAGCAGCCTTACGCTGCGCTCTGCCAGCACTAGCCATAGCACCAGCTTGTATAACTTTGCTTCCAAAAGCTAATAGAGTAAATGGATCCATTAAATAATTACCTCCGTAATAAATCCATTAACTTGCATAGATAAGGGATCATTCTGTTCTATTGTTACTTGTGGATCTCTACTGTATCCAAGCAAGCGCACCTCTTCTTTACCAGTAACTCTAACACTTCCTATAGGTACTGATTTAGTATTTACCTTTATAGATCTGGTATCTTTCATATCTACAACAACATTTGTAATGCCTCGAAGAGATCCTGTTAATGGGCCAGCAGCACCAGAAGCATCTATTGGATTAGATATTATTTTAGAATCAAACTTCTTTCCAATATAAACATCATCATAACATCCAACACCTATACCTGTTAATTCTAAAAAATCAGGAAAATTAAGCTTACCATTTGCTAATGTAAACTCACCGAGATAATCTAACTTGCCTGCTCCACCTACAGAACTTGTATTACTTTGCTCACCTATAACATCAAGAACATCACCATTTGCATAAAGACTAGTGCCAAGAGTAATCTCAACTTTTGTTGGATTAAGTGCTGAGTCTACAGCAAAGTTTACTTTTGTATAAGAATCTAAGCCAACATCAAAACCATATTCTTCAGTTCTAAATTCACAAAGAACTAGATTATTTTTAAAATCATAAAGATTAACAAACAATCTATCATCAATAGCAACACAAGAATCAAATCTACCATTGGTAGTAAATGAAGTCCAAGATGCTCTTTTCTCTGCTCTGTTAGATGTAAATACAGCAGCATTACCATCTTCCATAACCATCATTGCATAAGAGTCTGCTTGTTTAAAACCACTATGAGCGACAGCAATCCATTGAGGTTGATCAATTAAATGAGAAGCAATTGTTGATATTGCAGTAGACGCATAAGCATCTTCAGCATCTGTAAATAAATACTCTCTAATTATTCTACCACTTGCTTGAGCAAATATAGTTGCACCATCTATTAATGCTGGTTGAGCAAATGAAGATCCATAAGGAGTTTGCTCACGGATCTGAGCGTTGGTCGGTGTAATACCCTGATTAAGAAAGGTAGGAACATAAAGCTCACCAGTACCAGCAAACACTTGAAGGTCACGACTAGATACTAAATGACGTATTTCATGTACATCACCAGTTGCAGCAGTTAATTGAATAGCTTCATTATCTTGTCCAGTACCAACATCAAAGTTAAAGTACTCACCTATTTGACTCATAAAAATAGTATCTGGCTCTGCAATAGTTCCAGCAAATACTAATCTGTTTTCATGAAATGCTACGGCTGCTGGATAACCTCTTTTAGCTGACCAAGCTTGTTCATCAAAGTCTGTTGTTGGCGCATGAGTTGTTACAAACCCATTTCCACCACCATCTTCAGAAGATGTTGCAGTACCATCTGCTATAATTTCATAGCGATTTTCATCAAGAACAGCTTGTATTGCTCTTGTTCCATTTAATTGAGTTCCTGTTATACCACCAACAGCATCCATATCGGAAAAAACAAGTGAGTCACCAACGTTATGACCATGATTAATTTGAGTAACTTCTACTCTAGTGCTTCCATTTCTTGTTCTTATTGGATTTGCAATGCTGAGATTAAGTTTTAATGAATCTAAAATATTGGCAGTTGCCGAAGTTGTAGACTGAACACTTGTTATTTGTATTTCATTGCCACCATATCTTAAAATAACGCCAACGTGCAAACCTGTTGTGTCAAAGTAAGCAGAGCTTGTTTGAATATTTATTCCATTTCCTGTTGTGTTATTTGGATTTAAAGTAACACCTACACCATGAAACTTAGAGTATGGTTGATAAGTTTTCTTACCATCTGCTCGATCATCAAATGTATAAGTGCTAACATTAAATGCAGTAAGACTTGTTCTTGTTAATACTCTAGGCGCAAACAATGGATGACAGATAAACATAACATCGCCCATTTGTGCAGTAGTAATTTGATTTAAGTAAAGTCTATTAAATGGAAGTGTTGCACTACTAGCATCAGCAGTTAAAGTTGCAACTAATGTCACTGTATCAGCATCAACGACTCTAAAGCATCTTACTTTTTCATGCTCAATAGAAATAATGTATTGTTCATTATTATCAAAAACAAATGGAAACAAACGAGATTGATATTTCTGAGAAGATGAAGAACTATAATCAATACCGTAATCATAATAGCGTTTTGTACCTTGACGTTTCCTTGCACTACCTTCGGCAGTAACAATCATGTTCTGAACTTTTTGTGCTGAGCTTGTGTAGATAGCTGTATCAGTTCTCATAATTAGAGAATCGCTAACCTCACCAAACTGAAAACTGTTTTGTGGAACGCGAATTTTTTGCACTAGCTAAGCCTTTCAGTAACAAACCTTTTTGTATTAAGCTTCTTAGTTGTTTGAGCTTGAGAGTCTAACCTTCGAGCTTTTATTAACTGAACATTTGCTTGCTGATCCATAGCAGCAGATAAAGAAGCATCCCTTGCTAATGAAACCGCAAACACAGAAGCCACTGAAAATTGAACGCCAAGCGTAAAATAAGGTGCCCAACTAGATTCATTGGCTCGATAAATATAATCTGCAATCACTTCATCAGTAGCGTTTGCATTATTATAAACTTTATCTTCATATATATTATATTCGATTGGAAGATCCTGAACGGTAATAGCATTAATCATTAGTGAATCTGCTGGTAATTGATAGGTAGCATCCCATCTTCCTATTGGCGCTTCAGAAACTTTGTTAAGTTGAAATTGTTTAGTGGCAAAACGCCAACGACTGCTTGTTAAAGCAGCCCTAACAATATCTTCATATATTGCATCAGCTATGTCAGACTCCGTAGTTCCATCTGTAAAGGATTGAATAGGACTACCGCCAATTAACATTGATGCTCGAGAGCAAATTTTTATTGCTGTGTTTGCAAAATCAGGCATAGAAAGTTGGGGGCCGAAGCCCCCACCCCTTAGTCAGAGTCTGTTTCTGCTACTGCCGTACCATCAGATACGTCAACAACAGAGCCAGTATTAGATAACACAGTTACAAAACTTGTTGTTGGAGCATTAGTATCATGCACCATAATCAAGTCACGAACAGCAAGCATATTAGCTGAATCGTTAAAGTAACCAGCAGTATTTACTGTAGCAATCGCATCAGTAGTTGTGTATCTCCACACACTACCATTCGAATCACCACCAATACGAGTTAGTCCAGTTGCACTATAAGCCATTTTCTAACCCTCCTAGTTATTGTCTAATAGTTCATAGATACCATTGTCATCAATAACAACAGCGCCCATAGACATCATAGATGTTGCAAGGTGAGATACTTTCTCAGCAACGTAGTTGACTTCAGTTTGAACATCAGAGTTGATACCCAAGCCAACAGAAGTTGTGTGATAGCACATACTCTTACCAGCAGCCACAGCAGACGTTGAGAAGATCTTAAAGCCTAAGAACTCTTTCATTGTCATGCCACCAGCATAAGGTAAGTTTTGATCACCAACAAAGTCAGATGATGCAAACTCTGTAATTAAGAACAGATCAGCAAAACCTTTTGGGTGCATAGCGATATAACGCTGTCCATCCTCAGGAAGATTAGCTGTTCCAAATGTTTCAAATACAGATAGTAGGTCTGCTTTTTCAACAGCAGAACTTGTATCGTGGATTTGAGTTGAGTTAGCACCAGCATCCATAGCTGTAATTAGTAAGCTATCAGTCTTACGACCTAGAGCAGCAGCAGCAGATTGGGCTACAGCTTGACGCTCATTGATGTTGGTTTTGAGTTCATCTAATTTATCGATGTACTCAGCAGCGTAGAAGTCAGCCATAGTTGCTTCTACATTGGTATGTGCAAGTTCCATAGGAGTTACATTACCATTACGAGATTTAGTAGTTGCTTCCGCAGTACCAATCTTCTGAAATCTAACAGTCGATCCAGTTACATTAGCAGTCCGCACTGTGTTCCGTAGCTTAGAACCCATACGCTGATATGCCATGTGAACTTCTGTTTCGAACTGTTTGATAAAGGCTGTGTCTATTGTATTAGCCATTTATTAGTTCCTTATTGAAGTTACGGTTACTAACAGGTGTCCGCTTTATCACATCAACAAGGGTATCCTATCGGGCCTCTTAGTGTATTACGGGCTGCAATGTGCCATCATAAACATCTTTTTGATTTGGATTGCAACGCACAAATTCAACATATTCAACTTCATTGTTAGATGTTACACCAACAGCCTCGAATCCTAACCATGATGCCCAATCTAAAATAAACTCATATTCTTTAAGTATTGTCATAGATAAGCCATCGTGAAACTCATCAAAATACTTAACAAACATTACAGATCCTCTAGCCATAGCTTTAAAGTTTTCTTTTATTTTATTAGAAAACATAGCAAACATTTGAGGCCATTCCTGATCTTCAGCAAACCAAAGACCCCCAATCATAATAAAACTCTCATTATTTTTTCTGCATAGATAGCACTCAGAACTTTCATGCATATCAATAAGAGCTTTTCTAATATCAGTATATCCTAATAAAATTAGCTCTTTTACATTCTCTTTGCTTAAACCCTCAATGACTTCATCAATATGATCTAAGGTAAAAGGGGTAAGATAATACTCACCCCTCTGTAAAATCTTAGCTTCTGTAGATTCTCTTGAATCCTTCGGCAACTTGCTTGTGTATGTTTGGGTCACGATCTTTCCAATACTTTGGATCATCCATCATCTTTCTTAGATCAGCTTCATTAACCTCAGATGCTGACGCTGTATCACCAGCAAATGACCCATCCTTCATACCAGCCATTATAGTTTCAAGAGCAATAATACCCTCATGACTTTCACACATTTTTTCTATAGCTGGTAATGCTGACTCAGGAAAAAACTTGTTAGCCCATAATGATGCCGCATCTATTCTCGCATCAGCATTATCGCCAAGTTTTGATATCTCTTCTTCATAGCTAGGTTGAGTTCCAAGAACAGACTCAGAGTATATCTTAATACCTTCTTCAAACTCTTCCTGAGAAAATCCATTGTTAAAAGAATGTTCTGACCACCACTTTAACAAATCATTATCAACAGCTTCTTCTTCATTAATAATATCTGGAAGCTGATAATCCCCAGAAGTCTCTGGTCTATCTGAGAAAGCCTCTGATTGTATTTCTTCTATGATTTGATTTCGTAAGTCTTCATCTTTAGCACCAAGCTTAGATTCAAGTTCTTTATAAGCTTTGGCTAGATCCTCACCAGTTTTGTACTTCTCTGGCAACCATTCAGGTTTTTCAGATGTTTGTTCTACTTTTTCAACATCTTCTTGAGTTACAAAGTCACGACCATCTTCGGCTGCTACTTCAACTGCTGCATCTTCTTCACTCATTGTTTACTCCTATTTGCGTGTGCAATGCGTTGCTCGATCAAACCTACAAGGTATCTCTGCCCCTCGATGTGCCGAAGTTCTTCTGTAGAAACGTTAGGCCCATTAACCATTTCAATAGTAATAGATCTAAAGTATTTCAAAACCTCTTGCCCTGTTGGGGTAGAAAATATCTGAGCAATATTTTTGCTAATCTCAACATCACGTTCAGATTTACGATGAATACCATCGATCCCAATATTAACCTTGCTGTTCAACTGGCATCATTCCCTGCTGCATTGCCTGTTGTTGCGCTAATTGCTGCGCGGCTTCCGCAATTTGTTTACGCTGTTCTTCATCTCGAATCAAGCTTTCTGGAACACCAAACTTCTTAGCTAGGTAAATAGCAGTCTCTTCGCCATCAATTAAAAGCTGCAACATCTCTGGCCCAAAGCCATTACCAATCATCTCAAGAAAGCGTGACACTACAGAAATATCCTGATTAGCTTGCGCTTGTGCTAATGGAGAAACAGATCTAACTTTAATTTCTCTGCCATTAACTGTTGGTATATCAATACGCCCTTGCTTCTTAAGAATATAAACCACACGTTGAAGAAGCGGCTGAACAAGCTCTGCTTGTAATCTTCCAAATGATGCACCCATTCTTCTAGATAAATCAGCCATACGTTCAGCTATTTCTGTAGCTGTCGCTGGAGTTCTGTCAGGATTACCTAGCATATCATTATACAAAGCTTTCTTAATATTTAATCTAAGATCGCCTAAAACAAGTTGAGCAACATCGAAACGACCAGCAGCTTGTATAGGTTGTAATCCAGCAGATCCCATAGCTTTAGGAATTATAGTTCCTGGAACGAGATTGATTGTATCAGGGTTTATTACCCCATCATCTTCCATTTGATAAATACCAGAGATCGACATCTGTGCGTTCTCAAGTATTAATTGAATAGTAAGATTGGTTGTTTTTATAGAACTTAACGCATTAATTAACGGCCCTCGACCATAAACCTCACCAGCGCACTTAGACCAGCGAAAACAAATGAATGGATTAGATCCAACACCACTCATTTCTTTGGAGTGTAATATTGTTTCAGTAGTTAGGCATATTGCGTAATGATAATACGCCTCGACATTTGGTTGGGTATAGTTTCTGCATACAAGCTCAAGAACTGTAGTTTCTCTATTCGAACCCATCTGTGAGGTAACTTTGGAATCAAATGTAGATTTAGGAAACATTAAAGGTAAATGATCAAACTTAACTTTCTTTCTTTCTCGATAAACGTGATCAATCCTATCATCAGGGCCAGTATCTAAAACAACATGAGGAAGTGGTATTGCAGAGAAGTTAATTGGATTTAGAGCGTCACCTTCTTCAACGCATAGAACGCCAGTGCCAACGGCTAAGTCCATAAAAGATTCATGAACCTCTTGGCTAAAATTAGAGTTCTGCAAAACCTCAAACACATAGTTTGTTACTTCATCTAATTGATTATCAACTTCTTCTCGTTCTTGCGGATCTACTTCACTGCCAGAAACAAAGTCTGCCCATCGAGCAAAGTTTGGAACAATACCTGACTGCAATCTACTTGCAAACTCTTGAGTACCTACTACAGCAGTCTCGTCAAATATCTTTTCATCTCTACGCTGACCATGTTCTTCATAGTAAAAAGATTCTCGTTGAGGCAAAGCATACTCATAGCATTCCTCAAAAAGCGAAACCCATTGCTCACGAAAAGATTTTGCCTTTCGATACTTCTCTATAAAATGCTTTGCTATATTATCCATTATCTACCAAACCGACCTAAGTATCCAGAAGCACCGCCAGCAGCACCCATTTGTTGAGTGGCTCTAAACAAAGAACGTCTAGCTGTTCCACCTCTAGCACCAGCATCTGCAACACTTGATTCTAATGCAGCAGATATATCTTTACGCTTTTGTTTAGCCCTACGATCAACTTCTTTTCTTTCAGCATCTTCTGCTTCTATTCTATCTTCAGCAGCAGCCGTTTCCTCTGCTTGAGTTGGGCCACCGCCTCCACCACCAAAACACATAATAAATCTCCTTTTCTCTTCCTAGTCACAAAGTTAAAATAAAATCAACGCACAAATTGAAAAGCTCTCTTTTTCTTAGGTCTGGAAAACAAATCAAAACTTCTTTTAGCAACGACAGGTTGTAGAGGTTTTTGGTTATTCATTAAAGCTCTACCTTCACCAGCACCGAGAAAGAGATACTGAGCAGCATCATGAACGTGAGAAAACATATTCTTATCTGGTTTATCAGCATATCTCTCACCAGATACTTCCATTCTTTTATAAGCGTAGCCACCCTCAAAACCTTTGATAAGTTGAGGGCAACGCCTGTCTATAAGTAGTGCTGGCTTACCTTCAACCATCTTCGTTAATTGGGAGGAAACCGATTCTAATCGAAGATCAACAGAGTTGGAGGGCGCAGGGTATGCCCTCAAGCCAGCACCGCGCAAAATATGAAAGGGAGTTGATTCATCTGTTTGCGCTCTAAAGTCTCCAGCAGGATCTCCATAGATAATAACTTCGGAAGCTGCGGAGAATCTTGTTGCGAGTTCTTGTCTTAATACTTCTGCAAAACGGACAATCCCCATATCTATCGCAACAATTTCTGATTGAATAAACCAACGTCCTCTTACTTTCTGTCCAAGAACTGCGGCTGGTGTTAACCCAAAGTCTATACCAACATACACAGGCGCATTTGCAGCAATAGGTATTTCTTCTTTTGCTATGTGTACTTCGCCAGCAAACATTGGGTAAACAGGTTTTCCGTCTTGGATATGACCCAAGCGATTCATAACATAGACATCAATCCAGCTTTTAGTCTTACCGCGAATAAGGTTTGAATAATAATTGCCTATTATGTTTTTTTGGTTT